TACATTGAAATAGAACATGGAGACTTCTGGGAGATAGCTGTATACCTTCAGAATAATCCTGATGACTTTAACCTAGGCTGGATAGTTAGTGACAAGTTCATTAAAGACTTAGACAACGGGGATGAGGAAGCAGTTAAACGATACAAGAAAGCTATGAAGGTTAAGATGTTAACTGGTAAGGGCTACTTCTTTTTTACAGATAAGGTACATGAACAACAACCACAATTATATAAAGACCAAAACTTAAGATGTACTGCTAGCCAGTTGTGTACAGAGATTACACTCCACTCTGATGAGTTCCACACCTATACTTGCGTACTTAGTTCAATGAATTTGGAGAAATACGATGAATGGAAAGACACAGACGCAGTTCAGAATAGTATTATCTTCCTTGATTGTGTGGCTGAAGAGTTCATTCGGATGGGCAGAGGTATCAAAGGGCTAGAGAAAGCCGAGAGAGCTACTGAGAAGGGTCGTGCGCTTGGCTTAGGTACACTAGGCTACCATACCTACCTTCAAGACAATATGATACCGTTTGAGAGCTTTGAGGCTCATCAGTGGAACAAGGAAGTCTTTAAGGGTATTAGAAGAGAAGCTGATAAAGCTACTAAGATGTTAGCTAAACTTAAGGGCGAGCCAGAATGGTGTAAGGGCTATGGAGTACGTAACACACATCTACTAGCTATCGCACCTAACACATCAAGTGCTTTAGTATGTGGGTCTGTATCTCAGGGTATCGAACCTGTGTACAAGAACGCCTTTGTTCAAGGTAGTGCTGGTGGTGAGATTAACCGTATCAATCCTAGTCTTATTAAGTTACTTACGGCTAAGGGGATGTACACACCAGAGGTAATACAAAGTGTTATAGATGATGGTGGTTCTGTCAGAGGTTTAGACTTCTTATCTGACTTAGAGAAGGATGTATTTAAGACAGCCTTTGAGATTAACCAGGAGTCTATCGTAAGGTTAGCTAGTGCCAGACAGAGATATATATGTCAAGCACAAAGTCTAAACTTGTTCTTCCCTGCTGATGAGAGTGAGGAAGTTATTAGTGCTGTACATAAGTTGGCTTTCAAGGACAAGTACATTAAGTCACTCTACTACATACGTAGTGAAGCTGGTGTCCAAGGAAGTACAGGTGAATGTGTAGCTTGTGAAGGTTAAACAATAGGTAAAAAGAAGCCCCCTTGGAGAAATCCTTGGGGGCTTTTTTGTGGGTGCTATTTACGTTTCTTCTTAACAGCTTTCTTAGCGGCTTTCTTACCCGCTGCTGTGTAGGGGTACTTCTTACCTTTTACTACTGGCATTTACCTAACTCCTTTAATTACCATTTAACTTTATCAGACCAATATGCTGCACTCATATTACCTTTGCTAATATTCTTAGCATGTCTAGCTTTAAACGACTTCTTCCTAGCTTTCTCAGCAGCAGTCTTGGGGCTTTTACCTGCACCACTTACTCCTTGCTGACCAAACCTAATAGTCTTAGTCTTATCACCAGACTTGGCAACTACAACGTGAGACTTGGTTGGATGATTAGGTGTGCGCTTTGGTTTATTATAACCTGCTACACCCACGTTTGTTAATTTACTATCTTTCTTAGTTGCCATACTATTGTTTAAATCCTCTTGCTCTTAGTTCTAATATTACCGATTTACTTACCAAACCCTTCCTATAAAAATCTTGTAACAAAGATGGGTTATCCATAATCATATCAGCCCTATCACTAATACTTAGATTCTTAACTAGCTTATCTCTACTATCTAAGTTAAGCCTACCTTCTTTTATTCTACGTCTAAACTCTGCAATTAGTTTCTCAAATACTAGTGGGTTTCCTTGAGATATTTCTCTCATCTTACTTACTTGTTGCGCCCTAGGTAATCCAGCTATAGATTTATCAAACAATTCTGAAGTAGATTCAGTTCTGTTAATAGGTATTGGCACATACTGACCATCCAAAAGGCCAATAATATCTTTGGAGGATAAGCCACCCTCTTTTAAAACTTCTATTCTTTCCCCTTCTGTGTAACCCAGCTTTCTTAAACTCTCGTCTTTAGCAGAAAGTTGCTCAAATACTCTAGACCTTACTTCGTTAGAATCTTTATACACTTTGGCTAATGCTTCAGGTGTTAAGTCTCTATAGTCTCTTGCAGTATTGTAGTCGTTTTTTAAGTTACGCATAGCTTTAGTGTCATGACGTAACTTGTGCCTTACTTGGTCTTTTACATTAAACTTTACTATACGATTACCCAACTGCCTCTTCATAATTTCAGCAAAGCTATAGTCTGGTTCGTCACTTACTAAAGAGTCTACTAGCTTATTACCCTCCCTAACTGCGCCGGGTTTAAATGTTTCATTTATAAAGTAGACTAACTGATCTTTGAACTTACTCATTTTATCAGGGGCATCAGAAATAGTATTACCGTAAGCATCCCTATTATCTACAGACCTGTAAGCACTACCAGCTACAAAGTTACCCTCACCTATAAACTGATCAGCAATAATACTTGCTAAGTTAGATAAAGGCTCATCTTTAAAAGCAGAAGACATTACCTCAGATATAATAGCATGAGGTACAATGTAAGACATATTAGCGTAAGAACCCTCCTTTGTTTTTGGGTCGTAAGTAAACAACAAAGACTTGTTCTTATCAAAGTCTGCAACAGCAGTCTCTTTAAGCATGGCTTCTGTTTCAGCATCTACATTATTCATAGAGTTATAGCCTTGCCTCATAGCCTCTGTACCTGCTACTACTGTAGATAAGGCTGCTAACCTAGTTACACCCTCTGCTTGCATAGCCTTCTGATTAGCCTTAGATACATCTAACCCAAACTCCTGACCAAACTTACCTGTAGCCATCTGTTTAGCAATCCTTACTTGGTTATATATATTCCTAGATAACTCTGCTGTAAACGCTACGAACTGTGGTGCAATACCAATCCTCTGTAAAGACCTTACAATAGGGCTTAACTTCTCATAGTTCTGGAACGTATCATTTGTAAGTTGAGCAGCAGACTTTTTAATTTGTTCTCTACTAGCTTGAGGAAATATCTTAGAAAGTCTTTGTTGGTTGTGAGTCCACACACCAAACCTAGCTGCTGTGTCTGTAGCGGAATACGCTTTACTAAGTGGGTCAAATATATTACTTAGCTTTCTTGAGAAATAACCTTGACTTAGTGTATCTCTAATATCAGATTCTAGTACGTTAGCAGCACCTAAGCCATACTTCTTCATTTCATCCCTAGCTAGATACAATTCTTTAACACCCAACTCAGTATCGCCAGTTAGCTTTTTCTCTATCCAATTATATTCAGATGCAGCATACCTTAAACCTCTAGCAGTACCCTTAGAGAAAGGGTTCATTCCCATGCCCAGCATTGTAGTCATAGCACCATAAGCATTAACAGCATATGATGGTGGGTTAAGAATAACCTTAACAGCTTTTGAAGCACCAATAGCAGAGAAGTATAAATCTTTTAAAAGACTAGAAGTAACATCTGCACTATCATCTAAAGAGCCAGATGCAAAAGACCTATTAAGAGTAGCCTGAACTAAGTTAGGTACATAACCCTTTGTAACAACCCCACTAGGCAATTCTAACTTAACATAAGTGTTATCATTAACTGGGTTGTCTGTCAACAATCCTAGTTTTTTAAGTTGGGCTGCCGTATTTATATCAACTTGATTTCTATATACAAGTTTACCAACACCCTCTAAACTACCCCTGATACGTTCTGCTGAGTCTATTACTTCACCTAAAAACTTTCTTTCTTCTACGCCTAAATCTTCTTTAAATCTAATTACTCCGTTATTAGGTCTTGAGATAGTATCTCTAGTGTTACCACCAAAACCCCTAGCCCTGTTAGATTCATCTACCAAAGTCCTTAGCCTTGCATCAGCAGAAGCATACGCTTTTTTTGGAGAATCTTTTGGGTTGTCAATAAGGTATTTCTGTGCCAACTCCTCACGAGCCAGTTGTTTTTGTTTAGCATCAAACTTAAAGTCTTTATCTAAAAAAGCTCTATACTCTCTAGTAACATAGCTTTGCTCTGGTTTAAGTATAGATTCCGAAACAGAACGTAATAAAGCATTTTGTTCCTTGGCATCTAAATGATTAAATCTTTCTGTACTAAGTTGATTTACTAATCTTTTCTGTAGGTTAGTAAGCTCCTTGTCAAACATTTTAAGAGTAGCAGATAATCTAGTGTTAGAATATTCAGGCTCTATAATCCTTGTTACTAAGAACCTATCTACAAATGCAGCGTCTTGTGGGTTTTTATCTAAGTGTTCAGTTATGTTTCTACCAAACTTACTGGCACTATCCCTTACAGCAGATAGTTCTTTATTAGCTTCAAAGATTTCATTCTGAACACCCTTACCAGTTATTCTACTAGGAACTAAGTAGGCAAGTGCTTTTTGTAAAAAGCCACCCTCAGTGTTTGTAGCATCAAGAAGAACTTTACTAGCTTCTTTTTGAGCAACTGTATCTGCCACTTCACTAACCCTGACCTTAACTTCTGGAGCAACCTCAGAAGAAAAAAGGTCATCATCTTTTAGTCTACTAGCCTTATTAACCTGTGATTTAACCCCAGCGTCTGCTTTCTCTTGTTGTAACTTTTTAATTTTTCTTATGTAATCTTCTACTGTTGTAGTAGTCTCTTCCCCTAATGTTGGTTTGAGGGTAGGTTCTATTTTGCGTGGTTCGTAGGCATCAATCAAAGAGGTATCTTCAGCACTAAATAACTCTAATTGACTTAGTTCCTCTACGTTATTTACATCTTCTTCTGTTATCTTACCATTGGCAATATCTAAATCTATTTCATCAGGGGTTTTATTAGCAAACTTACTTAGGCTCTTAGTAGCTTTAGGTAGAACACCACCCAAGCCACCACCAAAGATAGTACCAGCAGCAGCACTCATTAAAAACCTTTCTGCATCTGGTAGCTGTCCTGTATCTATTAAAGATGCAACTGTAGATTCTCCTGCACCAAAGGCAGCACCACGTTTAGCTTCTGATCCCATTACTTGCCTTACTAACCCCGGAGTAATCTTTGTACTAGCATTAACACCCTCTAGTAACTTGCTACCTTTTACAAAGTTTAAGAAACCACCTGCTGTTGCCCTACCAATAGAAGTCTCTCCACCCTCTATATCTTGAGCAACCATACTACCTAAAAACCCAGCCCCAAAAGTACCTGCAATAGCAACACCCGCACCTACCGGGCCACCTATAGCTGCACCCGCTGCTATCGCACCTAGTTGCCCACCAGTAGCTACACCTATTTCAGCAAGAAGTCCTGTTGCTATATCACCACCAGAAGGGCTAAAGGCTTGGTCAACCTCTTCTTGAGTATAACTAAATGTACCATCTTGGGGTGTTTCTGTAGGTGTACTTGTATTACCAAATGCAGCATCAACTTCTTCTTGTGTATAAGAATATACCATTATTGACCACCTAGTTTTAATCCACCCGCAGCAACCCGCTTAATTATTTTATATTCTTCTTCTGTGAATCCCGTTTCTTCCCTTGGCATTTTAGCTACTGACTCAGCCGCTCTAATATCTTCAGGTCTAAAAGAATTTCTTTTAATAGCGTTTCTTACAAATGTAATTGAACTTTTATCTTCTACTCCTTGACTCCAATTATTCAAATTTCTAAAAGGGGAGGCTAAAGTTTCTAAAAAACCCTCTCCAGCACTTGGTTCAGTGCCCACACCGATCTTTGATAACTCTAGTGCTGCATTAACTTGTTCTTCTGGTACAGGTTTGCCACCTACAATTACGTGTGGTACACCACCGACGAGCAATTCCGTTCCATCTGGAAGTTTATTAGGTGGAGGATTTGTACCACCTCCTGCATCCGTACCACCACCACCCCAAGAATTGAATTCTTGTTGCTTACGAGCTTCTGCATCCAGTGCTATTTGTAATGTCTGTTGTTGGTAAGGGGTCACCTCTTTTCGCTCAACTTGTCTCTGAGCTTCTTTAGCATCAACCGCCTCTGCCTCTTTAGCTAGTGTGAGCGCCCTTAAAGCGTTTTGAGAGTAACCAGCATCATTAAAACTTGCTGCTACCCTATTATAGAACTGGGATTGTGACTCTCCCTCCACAGGCTTTAAAGATTGTGTAAGTTGGTTAGCTCTTTGCATTTGTCCAGCCACTTGTTCTTCTGGACTATCTGCAAATAACTTACCACCAAGCAAGCCTAAAGCTTTACCTATAGCATTTGCTCCACGCTCTCCCCTAACCGCATATTGCCCCGGTTGGTTAAAGGCTTGCATAACATTCTTACGAGTTGCATCCTGCCTCTCTTTTAGTATATCTTCTGCCGATTTAAAATCAAATAGTCCAGCCATTTTATAATACCCTATATATGTGTTTAGTTGTTTAAACTATTAATTATGTCTTTTTACTAGAAGTCTTGTGCTGCAAGCATACGGGATTGCTCACTACCAAAATTAGTACCATACTCAGTACCCGTAAGCGCACCAAGAGGGTTAAAACCATTCCCACCAGCAGTAGCCATTTGAGAGCCAGCCAATGCAGCTTCTGACATACCACCTGTAGCGTATGCAGCCCCCACCCTTACAGCACCTTCTAACACTTGACCTAGTAAGTCTGGCTCTTCAGGAGTTGCTTGTGCTATTGCAGCAGCAGCCTGTTGCCCTTGGGAAAATGCATTAGCTCCCTGAGCAGATGCAGCACCCCTTGCTTGTTCAGCAGTAAGACCGAGTTTCATAAGTTCTGCTTCTCTTGCAGTAGCAGCCTCACCAAACCCAAGCATACCAGTAGAACCAAGGAGTAGGTTTTGAGCGCGTTGTTGTTGCATTGCTTCATTAGTGCTAAAGATACCAGACTCAATACCAAATGCTTGTTTTTGTTCACCAAGTGCTTGTTGTCTTGATTGAGTAGCTAGGTTAGCTAACGTCTGAGATTGCGCTCTACCGAGACCATATGCGTCAGGGTTTACCATACCCCCTGCACCTGCTCCAGCAGCCTCACCTGAAAGCATAAGCCCCATACGACCACTACCAAATAAGTCTGATTGCAGTTGTTGTCTTTGTTGTGCAAAAGCTGGTTCTAGTAAAGAAGACTGCTCTCTGAATATATCAGAGGTACGACCTGCTAAATTTGTATCAAACCCAAACTGGGCAGCTTCTCTACCGTATGCCTCTGGTATTTGAGACATAAGACCTGATACACCACCATAACCTGCCTGTTGTATTCCCTGTAGTGTTGGGCTTAAGGTAGTAGACCAAGCATTATTTTCTTTATCGTACTCTGTACTACCAGCACCAGTTGTTAAACTGTAAGGTTTAAATACAGCATCCTTAGCCATCTTAGCTACTCTAGGGTCAATCTCTGGTGCATCTCCGCCTTTCCCACTACCCATTACACTATCTCCTGTACTGGTAATTCATAAAACATAAAACGGGGTTTAAACCCATCACCTTTAAATACTCTACTCCAACCATCACGACCTAATGATTCTATAATGTCACAACCAGTTGAATGAGCAAACCCTTGTATTGTCTTTAACATATCTTCCTTCCACAAATTTAATTCTGTACCACCAGTAAAGTGCATAACAAGAGACTTTAGTTGTGGGTACTCCGTAGGTTCTGTAATAACAAAACCAAATATCTTATCTTCTTCGTGAGCAATCCATAATTGTTGGTTAGGGTTTTTCTTTACAGCACTACGAATATCATTTGCTGTAAACCTACCATAAGTATATTCAGCACAACCCTCAAAGTATCCTTTTACTCTGTGCCAAATAGTATCAACCTCTTGGTTAGGGTAGTGAGTAATCTTCATGCTGTACGCTTCCACATATACACTGTAATGAAAGGTTGGTAGTTCAAGTCTGTACCAGCTACACCAGCACTAGCTATTGTTATACCCGTAGTGGCTGAGTCGGTGTCAACTTGCGCACCTAACCTTGTAGCCTCACTACCATTCCTGTCATCTATCGAGTTGTAGTTTCTTGTACCAGAGACAGAATGAATATGTCCGGGATCTGTTAGTGTATGAGTATGTGCTATTACTACTGCATCAGCACTACCGCCAGTTTCTTCTGCGGTGTCCATAAGGGTGTTGCCGCTATCCAAACCAACCATAACACGCCCAGCACCAAATGCTGTCCAAGTACCAAAACCTAACAAGGTTGCTGGGTTAGTAGCATTAGTAGCATTAGTATAGACAGAGCCTACTGGATATAATGCCAGCTTAGCAGCTAATATTGCAGCGTCGACTACAGTAGTATAGTTAGTTATCGCAGTAGTTACAAAAGCTGTAGTGGCTATTTGTGTAGAGCTTGCTCCAGCACCCGCAGTGGGAGATGTGGGAGCGCCTGTTAGTGTTGGACTGTTAATGTTTGCTTTAGTATTAACAGCAGTTTGAATAGCATTAAGCTCATCATTGATTTCTGTACCACTCACAATCTTTAGGGGGTCTCCAGTAAGGAGTGCATCCTTTGAAGCGAAGTCTGTAGCTTTTACATAATTACTCATATCTTATAATACCTTTATTGTGTTCTGCCAGATTTAATAAATACATCAAGTCTTTGGATACTAAGAGGCGCACCGTTTATCTCCGCCTCAAAACCACCTTGAATAACTGTCCCACTACCACCAACAGAGTTGTTTACAGTTCTAATACTAAGACCACCTGTATATTCTGCAACCGTATACTCATCTGTCCCGTAGTAGTATGGAGTACCTTCCCCCTCAATTACATAAGGGTAGCTGAAGTAGCTGGTTGAGTAATCAAAGCCTAACTTTGTTACAAAAGTTTGGTTGTTTGGTGCGATAAGTGTTACACTTAACTTCTTAGCTATCTTAGTAATATTACTATTCCCTAAGTCAAAGTAGTTAGTGTAATACTTAAAGTTGTATGGCTGTGCATTGTCTTGTGAGCCGAAGTACTCTGCTAAACCATTAGCTTGACAAAACAAAAGTTTACGTTCATCAGCATCATAAACAAAGTTGGTGTGGGTTATACCTAACCACTTAGTAGTCCTTAGCGCACCGTCAGGTAGCGGTGTCTTAGTATCAAAAGCATATACAATATTAGCAGACGGAAAGTATAATAAGTAGAAAGCAAAGTTGGGGCAGTATACAGCTTTTATGTTAGTATCTGTAACTTCGTTTTCTACTAATGTAATTAAGTCATCACGGATATTCCTAGACAAATCTCTTAAAGGTTGTGACTTCTCTTGAATTGTCCTACCCAAAGACCTAACACCAGTGGACGATAAAAACATAATATCATCACCAATATTTTGAATAGTGTTGTGCGATATACACCCAATACCTTCAATAGTCTCTACTAGAGTTAGGCTAGTTACATCAAAACTGGCCTCAAAACTATCTGTGTCTTTAAACAGCATGATAGAGTTCTTACAGAATATAACAAGGTGTCCGTTGTGTGCGCCTAAGCCTGTGATAACATCACTATTCTTAGCAAATGTACCAGCTATATTTAATTGACCAGCACTACCCGAACCCCACTTACTACCATCTAATAGGTCAGAGAAGTATACTACTGTTTTATTAGAGTTAGTGTCAGCAGCCCACAAGCGACCGTAAGCAGACATAACTATGTTAGCTTGTGGCGGTGTACCATCGAAACCAGTAAACGTATCTATAGTTTTAAACTCGTCTGTTGTAGTTTCATTTGTATATACTAAAGGTTTGTACCCTAACTGGAAGAAGTAAGTCCTATCATTAAGACTTGCAGCAGTCCAGTTGCCTGTTGTAATGGTATCTGTTGTTGTTGGTGTGATTTGGGTTAGGTTGCTATAACCCTTGTAGAAAGAAGTAGCGTTCCATGATAAGTTTCTTTTAACTCCTGCTAGGTCTATGGAAATATGAGTTCCTAGTAAGTTGACAGCTATGTTGTCGTCTACCACACCACCAAGTTGTGTTGTGCGGTATGCCCAACCTTTGCGGCTACCTAACCTACCATACTTATCAATAACACAGTTATCAGCTTGTAGGGCAAAGCCAGCCTCCAAGGTTACACCAGACTCTTGGGTGTTAAGACCAAAGAATCCGGGAGCTACTATTGCTGCGGGTTGTAGAGGTTTAGCCATTATAAGTCACCGTACTTGAAGTTTCTTCAAAAGTTAAGATACAACTAACACCAGTAGCGTTAGCCCTACCCCTAATTTCGTAGCCAGACTCTAGCATTATATAACCACCATTTGTTTTTAGTTCTAGGTATTCTCCTGAGCCTAGGGATTTAGCGCCTATTACAGTTATATCTACACCATTAGATATTTCTAAATCTATACCACTCTTAGTAGTACCAGAGCCATTAGATACGAACGCCAATATCCACTTAGCTTTGGTGTTAGGTGGTACAGTGTATATTAATGCTGTACTATCTGAAATAACAGCAGTGCTTAAGTTTTCTACTAATACTGTTTTTGCCCTCATTATGGAGCCGCCCAAAGAATTTCTTCTGGGTGCTTACCTGTATCTAGTGTGATGGCATCTGTAAGGAAACTGTTAGCTACAGAGTATGCAGAGATAGGGTTGATACCTCCATCCTCACCACGCTCTTCCACAGCCATAGCATACGCTAATAACTCTACTGCCTTGGCAGGGACTTCTATTTTATCAGCATCATCAGTTAGTTCTGGTGTACGTTGTATTACATTAAACCTAATAGTATAGGCTTTATCAGGGATAGGGTATACGTCTACTAGGGTATCTCCATCAGAACTAATACCGTTAAAACTATAGTAGTAGGGAGAGCCAGTGCTAGGTTCAGAGTTAAGAAAGAAGTTATTAAACATATGAGCTTCTCTATATTGCATAAAGAAGTTATCACTATCATTGATTACATCTAATACTGTAAAGTTATTTTGACTTCCGTTAAGCTCATAGGCAAAGATACCACTAGCAGTA